GGTGCTTTTTTGATGCGATAAATTGGTGGGCAATGCACGAAGACTCCGTAAGGTGGGATAAATGATTGCACTCCATAAATATAGGTGGCTTATCGGATGGTGGGCCTCGAAAGGATAAACGATATGACTTTAGAGAAATTGAAAAAGATGCTTGCGGATGAAGTGATTACGCAGGACGAGTACAAGGAATTACTGACCAAGTTTAATCTTGAAGATGATGAGCCAGAGCCAGACTTAATGTCGGGATTTGATGAGAAGACGAAGGAGTATATTCAAAAGCTCTTGCAATCCGAAAGAGATCGAGCAGCAAACCGTGTAGGCAATCGAAAGAAAGCCGAATATGAGGCACTAAAGGCAGATTATGAAAAGCTGAAGAACGAGAGACTGTCAGAGGAGGAAAAGCGAAAGCTTGAGGACGAGACAAAGCGAAAAGACCTTGAGAGAAAAGAAAAGGAATTTGCCTTAATGCAGTGTAAGTACACTGCTGCACAGGAACTAAAGACAAAGGGACTAGATAATAGTGACGATGTGGTACAGCTTGTAATTGGAAGTGATGAGGATGACACAAAAAAGCGTGTAAGTGCTTTTGCACAGCTAATTGACAAATTAGTCAAAGCAAAGGTTGAGGAACGCTTCAAGGAGTCAGGACGAGATGTTCAGCGTGGTAGCTTGGCTGGGGGAGAATATAATCCTTGGGCAAAAGGAAGCATCAATATTACCAAACAATTTGAAATTGAGTCAGCAGATCCAGAGCGGGCAAAGGCTCTAAAAGCTGCTGCAAAGGCGTAAAGGAGGTATTTAATATATGCCAGGAACAACATTTGCAAATATGGTCATTGTGCCAGAAAAGTTTACAGAATATGTCAATGAACAAACAACGAAGGTATCTGCACTAGTAAAGTCAGGAATTGCAACGCCTGATGACCGTGTAACTGCCCTGATTAATGGAACACCACTCGGTGGAAATATGATTCAGATGCCATTTTATAAGCCACTTGAGGGCGACGATGAGATTTTTGGCGAGACAGCAATGACACCTGATGGAATTCAGACTGCGAGCGATAGAGCAACTCTTTTGATTCGTCAGAAAGCGTGGTCCGCAACTGACCTTGCAAAGGTAAAAGGCGGTTCAGATCCAATGGCTGCTATTACTAACTATCTTGCGGATTGGTGGGTTCAGAAGGAGCAAGCCATCTTTTTAAGTACCCTAAAGGGCTTATTTGGCACTGGTGGTGCGTTGGCTACCGATCATCTTCTTGACATTAGCTCTGGATCTGGAGCAGGAGCAGTGATTGGTGTTAATGCGGCCCTCGATGCAAAGCAGTTAATGGGGGATGCCGCAAATAAGTTAGGTGTGGTAGTAATGCATTCTGCAACATACACTAAGCTTCAAAAGAATCAGGAAATTACGACACAGTATGATTCTGACTTGAAAGTTGAGATCGATTTTTACTTAGGATATCGAGTGATCGTGGATGATACCATGCCAGTCAATGCAGGAGTGTATGATACGATGTTTGTTGGTATGGGTGCATTTACTCGTCAAGAAGGTGCACCTGTTGGATTGATTGGAACGGAGACAGATAGAGACATTTTGAAGTCGGAGGATGTGCTTGTTAATCGCAAGGCTTTTGTACTTCATCCAAACGGTGTCAGCTTTATCGGAACTCCATCTGCTGCTTATGCAACTAATGCCGATCTGGAAGTGGCAACTAACTGGAAGGTTGTGGCTGACTTAAAGAATATTCCAATCGTTTGCTTACGACATAAGATTGCTTAGGGGGTGAGTCTATGGGATTAACTTTTTTCGCCCAGCGAAGGCGTATGCTTGCTCAGATGAATCAAGCTAAACAAGACCAGACGGCTACACAAACCGTAGAGTCTGAGGAGGCAACGACATCGGAATCTGATACAACATCTACTGTTGCTGATGCACTTGAAAAGAGAAGTAAAAAGAAAGGATAGCCTATGACACTGACAGAAGACAACTTAATTACTATGGGATTTACAGCCAATTCGGTCAGTGCCGACGACGGGCTGTATTTTTTTAGCGTGATTGACTGGCTAAGGCAAAACACAGATTTTGCATTTTCGGATGATGTAGTGGAGAGTGACATTGTGTCTCTCCCTGCATCAGCGAAGTTATTTATAGTGAAGTATATTCAGATGTTAAAAAATGGAATACTTGATGTGTCTAATGTAACGAGCGAGAGTATTGGGGGTATGTCAAAAAGCTACGGTACAACGGCGGAAGGCCTAAATAAGTTATGGCTTTTGGCTAGGCAGCTTTTGGGCAAGCACTTCCTTGGCGGTTGGGTAACTAGCATAGGTACATATTCGAGGTGGCAATAATGGGAGTAGAACACAGAATCCGACTGAATCGGATGACTCAGATAACACAATCGGTTGCAGCTTTAAAAGGCAAGGCGGTAGAGGTTGGCATATTTGGAGGTGAACAGGGGTGGTTGGCTCAAATTCATGAGTATGGTTGTAGCATTCCTGTTACACCTAAAATGAGAAAGTATTTAGCCAGTACGGGATTGCACCTGAAAGCATCTACCACGGCGATTACCATTCCTGAGCGAGCGTTTTTGCGGAATGGTTACGAGAAGAGCAAAGAGGAAACAATGGCGTTGATCAGTGATTTAATTAATGCCATGGTTGATGGTGGGTTAGATGGAACCACATTACTTGAAGCATTGGGGACAAATCTTGAGGGAAAGATCAAAGAGTATGCGACCAGTCAAGTTGAGCCTGGACTCCACCCCTATACCATCGAACACCGAAAAAATGGCGGTACAAACCCACTGAATGACACAGGGTCAATGATTGGTGCTATTTCGCATCGAATCGTCTAGGAGGTGAAATATGTTGCTATATATGTTTGCAGACTTGGTGAATAAGTACTCTGTACCCTGCCGTCTGATTACTGCTGCACCCGGACAATATGTTGCTGGGGAATATATAGTAGGTAGTGAGATAGTCAAAGATGTACAAGCTGCCATTATCAGTATGACGAATCGAACGATTTATGAGAGTGGCGGAAAGTTAACTAGTGCTGATCGACAGATGTATATTCTAAAGGCGAATGATCCAATCGATCTTGATGATGGTCAAACATGGTATCTTGAGCATATGGGAAAGGTATATAAGATCGAAGAGGCATCGCTCTATGCTGAGGACTATGCGGACTTTAATAATTACACTTTGAGAAGGGTGGAGAGCTTTCATGCTAGATAGGGACGCTATTGAATACAATAAAGTACTTTGTGAAGGTATCAAACGGGATGTTGGGATTGTGTGCGTAAAGTCAAATATTACCAGTCACATCCCAGCCTATCCCTATGTCTCTTTTACTCTTACAGGGATGGAGTATAAAAAGCAATCCTATAATGATGATGGAAAACAAAGGTATAAGCCTGTTAGATTGAAGTACTCATTTACAGTGGTTAGTAATAACGATAATGAGGCACTGCATTTTGTACAGGCCATACACGATTGGCTAGACGAAGCAGGCAGAATTTATTTGAGTGATCAGAACATGAGTATCACTGAAGTGGGGGATATATTCAATCGGGACAACATGATTACGATTGAATATGAATATAGAAAAGGATTTGACTGTGTTTTGAATTTGATGAATTATGTCAGTCAAAGTGCAGAAATGATAGAAACTTTTGAACCGGAAAAGGAGGATTAAATGTTAGATATCAATGTAAACATTGAATTAAGTGGACCGAGTGGTTCATTAGGCAGTGGCGTGCCTTGTATTCTCATCTCAAAGTCAACAAGAGATGTGGCATATAAGGAGTACAGTGAAGCAAAAGAACTAGTATCGGCAGGTTTTGAGACCAATTCGGATGCCTATAAGCTTTATCAAATCATGAAGATGCAAAAAGATACACCAGCACTCATTGCTGTGATGGAAACAACGGAAAAGGCAGTAGATGTAATTCCAAAGTTACAGGGCAAGGTAAGACAAGTTATTACAGTTTTAGGAAGCACTGGGGACTCTACTGTGGCTGAATTTGCAAAAGCTATTGAGGCAACTGACTCATTAACTTATTTTCCTGTGGTAAAGTCAATTACAGACGCTTCGGGACTTGAGGGGCTAGACAGAACAATGGTCGGGGTTCACTCAAGAGGACAAGAGTTAGCAGCAGCCTTAGTTGGTGCAACCGCAGGTTATGAGGTGGGTTCTTTTACTTATAAGAACATCCTTATTAAGGGCGTCGCACCAGATGATATCACAGACGGAGAAGTTAAGGTGATTGATAATGATAATAAGTCAGGTCCAGTCTATGGTTATACTATTCAGCGTAAGGCAGGTGACATTGTGACAACGGAGGGCAAGAATGCTGCTGGCGAGTATATGGACATCGTAGATTCATTTGACTGGATTATTTCTAATATTCAGTATCAGGCACAAAAGCTTTTCAATAATGCAAAAAAGGTAAACTATGATGATGCAGGAATTGGAATCTTAGAAGGAATTACAAACGGTGTGCTTAAAGAGGCTGACACAAAAGGCATGATTGCCCATGACGAGAATGGCACTGCACTATACGATACTAACTTCGGAAGGCGAAGTGAGACATTGGGCACTGATCGTTCTGCTAGAGTATATAAGCTTGGTCGATTTAATTTCGACTTGGCCGGAGCAATCCATACGGCAACGATTAATGGGACAGCATCAATCTAGGAGGTAAGGGATGGAGATTAAAAACTATAATCCGTCAGATGTGACGGTCACCATTCGTTCTGCTGCATTTGGAACTTTTGCAATTAGCGGTATGGGCGAGGATGATATTGAATGTTCTGCGGATAATGACTTTGCAGAGGCAGTTACTGGATTTCAGGGTGATGTAGTTATCAATGAGAGTGCAAAGCGAAATGGAACCATTAAAATTTCTGTACAGGCTTCAAGTCCTCAAATGAAGGTGCTAAAGAGAATGGCAGCAGTTACA